AGTCAGAGAAGCCAGCCTCATGATATGCGTTAGCATTTGGACTTCACGCCAGACCAACTCTGGTAACGGCATGATGCCTGATGGATCAATGGGAAACATGTACGCCATGTCTTCACAGCTCATTGCTAGAGTGCGTGGCTTAATTGCTCCATATTTAGCACCTAACTCAATGGTGGGCTAATGCCAGCAATAACCACACTCCGGTCAAGCATTGCTACGGCTCTTACAGATAACACTAAGTATTCAGTTTTCTCATTTCCACCTGTAACCCCTATTGCTAACAGCGTCATTGTGACTCCTGCTGATCCTTACATCGTGCCTACCAATAATGATTACACAGCGATTGCTCCAATGGCTAATTTTAAGATTTCTATCCTTGTCCCATTGCTTGACAATGAGGGCAACCTTGCTGGCATCGAAGCCGACGTAGTTCGGGTCTTTGCGCTGCTTGAAGCGTCCAGCATTGTATTTAACGTAGGAAGCGTGAGCGCACCAAGCGTTCTTTCAATCGCTTCCGGTGATTTACTGACTTGCGATATTGCAATCAGTACCCTAACGGAATGGAGCTAATCGATGGACGATTGGACAAAGGAGCAAGCCGACTTTCTAATCAAGATTGGTCAGCTTCCGCCAGCAACAAAACCAGCACCACAACCAACCACTAAGAAAGACGAGGAATAACCTAAATGGCAGTATTTCTAAGCAATAACGTAGGCGTAAAGGTTAACTCAGTCGATCTGAGTGATCACGTCACAAACGTAAGCATTTCAAGATCATTTGATGAACTTGAAGTAACAGCAATGGGTGATTCAGGACACAAGTTTGTCAAGGGTCTTGAAGCATCATCTATCACAATCGACTTCTTAAACGACACAGCATCAGCAAACGTTCTTGCAACACTCCAGGCAGCATGGGGAACAAACGTTCCAATCGTGCTTCTACAGACAAAGGGAACAGCAGTTTCAGCGACTAACCCTCTTTACACAGCAACATGCCTTATTAACAACACAACCGATATCAACGGCGCAGTTGGAGATATGTCCACACAGAGCATTACTTTCAATGTTTCAGGTACAATCGCTGTAGCAACAACAGGTTCATTCTAAACAACTAAGTAAGGGGCTAACATGGCAAAACTCAAAGTAACAAGGGCTGATGGACAAGTGCAGGAGTTCGAGATAACTCCGGTGCTGGAATACAGCTTTGAGCAATATGCTAAGAAGGGCTTTCATAAGGCTCTTATTGAGGATCAGAAGCAATCAGATGTTTACTGGCTGTGCTGGGAAGCAATTAGACGTTCGGGTGAAACAGTCAAACCTTTTGGGGAATCATTCCTCGAGACACTCAAGTCAGTTGAGGTCTTAGAGTCTGACCCTTTAGGGTAGATCGGAACTCCCTCACCTATCTCGCAGCTCGATTGAGTTACGAGTATGGAGTTCCCTTCCAAACCATTGTCGAACTTCCGGCTATGGCGTTCAAGGCACATATAGAAGTCCTGAAGGACTTAGCGAAGGAGCGAAACGATGCCAGTAAAGCTGCAAGGCGCGGTCGCTCTTAGAAAAGCCTTAGCGATAATTGAGCCTACCCTGGCAAAAGAAACAACCAAAGAAATTGCGTCCTTTCTTAAACCTTTAACTAAGAACGGTCGAGGCTTTTTGCCTTCTAACGAGGAAGCACCATCAGGCTGGCTCAAACGCCCTAATGCCGGTGGTCGCTGGGCTAATCGTTATTACGACCAAAGCATTGCGCGTCGTGGCATTAGTTTTCGTGCAACACCAAGCAAGCCTAATCGCAACGGCTTTCAAGCATTGGCTTCTATCTTTAACAAGTCAGCAGCTGGGGCAATTTATGAGACAGCAGGGCGCAAGTCTGGGGTAACTGGAAACTTTACCCCAAGACTCGGTGGCAAGTTATCTGGTGAAGGTCAGAAAATGACAGGTCGTGCAATCTTTAGAGCCTTTGAAGAAGATCGTGGCAAAGCCCAAGATGGAGTAGTCAAGGCAATCTTTAAGGCAAAGGCTAAGTTCGACTCAATGAAGGATAAGGTCTAATGGCAGATTTAAGAATTGATTTAGCAGCAGAATTCAAAGGCAAGAAAGCATTTAAGCAAGCTGACAAAGCCACGACCTCACTTGACAAAGCAGTAGGGAAATTAGGCAAGCAGTTAGCATCAGTTTTTGCTGCCACTAAGGTTATTGCCTTTGGTAAGGCTTCTGTCAAGGCGTTTGTAGCCGATGAAGCAGCAGCTACTCGACTTGCTACAGCAGTTAAGAACCTTGGTTTAGCCTTTCAACAGCCTTATATTGATAATTACATCTCCAAGCTAGAGCAAACTTCTGGAGTACTTGACGATAACTTAAGACCAGCATTACAGGCATTACTTACAACAACTGGATCGCTAACCAAGTCTCAAGAATTCTTAACAATGGCTATCGAAGCCTCAAGAGCAACTGGCATTGAACTGACAACTGTTGCACAAGATATAGCCAACGCTTACAACGGCAATACTCGAGGACTAAGAAAGTACAACCTAGGACTAACAAAGGCGCAGCTTACAACAGTTTCATTTACAGAAGTCCAAAAGCGCTTTAATGCTCAGTTCTCCGGCGCTAACGCAGCATTCTTGGATACTTATGCAGGCAAGTTGCAGATCCTTACAGTTGCCTCTGAAAATGCTAAAGAAACAATTGGTAAAGGCTTAGTCGATGCCTTGGCTCTTGCAGGCGGCAAAGATGGCGATGTTCAAGATGTTGCCGATGCGATGTCTAATTTATCAAATTACACCGCAGATGCCGTTCGCGGCGTTGGAGTATTGGCTGGCAAATTAACTGATTTAGATAAGAAGTCTACAGGTGGAATTTTAAGTAAGTTGCTATCAGCCAACTTTGAATACAGCTTACTTGGTTACTTGGCTAGATTAGGCAATGAAGCACAACCTAGCCCAAGAGCAGGTCGTAGATTTATGGGTGGAAGCGGTACCAGCGGTGTTGATCTAATAGAGAAAAAACGCCAAGAAGATGCAAAGAAACTTAACGCTCAACAAATCAAAGCGCAAAAGGCGCTTTTAGCAGAGCAGAAAAAACAACTTGCCCTTAAAAAGGCTGGCTCAATCTTTGACTTAGAACAAATTCAACTAATTGCTGCCCTCAAGGGTCAGTTATCTGATGAAGATCGCAAGCGCGTAGAACTGCAGTTTGCTTTACTTCAAGGCAATACCAAGGAAGCCCAATTACTTACCTATGAATTAGCCAAGGCTCAAGGATTAGGCGAGAAAATTGCCAAAGATTTAGCAAGCCTTCCACAAGCTGCTAACCCTTTTGCTTCATGGTCTGCTTACCTAGATGAACTTATGACCAAAGCAAGACAGGTTGCAAACGTAGGGAGCGCGGTAGTTATCTCTGGTGGCGGCGGTGGCATCAATACAGGCACAGGAAACTATGGCGGTCTTGCAGGTGCAGGACAAGCAGGCGGCGGCGGTATGCCAGTTACAAACGTAGCAGTATTGCCAAAGGTAACTCCTAATCTTGGTTCAAATAATTATGGTGGATTAGGCGGAGCAGGCATTTATGGCGGCGGCGGAGCGCCAGTCATCGTTCAGATTGACGGCAAGGCAGTAGCCTCTGCATTACAGGATTCATCTCTTTCAGGAATCGGATCATCAGTTAATCGAATTACAAGCGAGAGATAAATGGCGCTACCAGCAAACATCTCGGTATCCTTCGACTTCTCATCCGGTGCAACCTTTGGTTATCCCTTTACCATTGGCGACTCTAAGTATGGAATTCTAGGTACTGGGACGCTGGCAGGTTCTACAGTTCCAGAACCAATAGTTGACTTAACTCCTAACGTTCGTAGCATTACGATTGATCGTGGTCGCAATATCCAGTCCGATACTTATGTATCAGGCACAGCAGTTATAAGAGTCTATGATCAAGATGGCTCATGGAATCCACAGAACGTAAATTCAGTTTATTACCCATACCTAGTGCCACTTCGCAAGATTCGTGTATCAGCCACAACAGCCACATCTCAAAAGTTTTTATTCTCCGGCTACACAACAGAGTATAGATATACCTATGATCAAGCAGAAAACGTAGGCTATGTGGATATCTACGCGGCTGACGCTTTCCGCTTATTTAACCTAGCCCAGGTCACAACTGTGGCAGACTCTGGTGCAGGACAGGCAACAGGCACACGCATAGGCAAGATTCTTGACCAGATTCAATTTCCCAGCAGCATGAGAACTGTTAGCACCGGCAATTCACTTTGCCAGGCTGACCCAGGCACACT